CTTGTGGGCTGCTCGCTCATCGAAAGGCCAACCGTCTGCCGTGATAGCTTGGCAGACGCGGGCTACCCTATGCTCAAGCTTAATGGCATCTTGGCTAGCCCCTGAGTTGTCGAGGTTCAGGTAACGCCACAGGGCGAGACAAGTGCGGACATCGCCCATGCACCGCTCCTGCATCTCTGCCGTCCACTCGCTCCAATCCTCGATGTCGGCGTGGAGCTTTGGCTGGTTGAGGCGGATGCCCCAAGCCTCGATGCTTTGACGACCGTAGTTAGAGCCCATTGTCTCACGGCCCTCCAGGAGCCGCTGCTGATTGCGAGCGGCGTCGAGGTCCTTGATATGCGGGTACAGCAGTCGGGCAACGACGACGGTGTCCAACTGCTTCTCCTCCGGGACCTCAAAGCCATACAGCTTCTTGAGGACCGGGAAGTCGTAGCCGATACCGAAGTGAGCAATGAGGATGTCGGCAGTCTTTAGGTACTCAAGTGCCGCATGTATTCCACCAGGGCCAAACTGCTGCTCCTCGCCTGTATCGACATCGACAGTGCAGACGCAGTGCAGTTTGGTAACAGTAGACAGTAGGCCGTCGCCTTCAACGTCGAACAGGATGCGTTTCATCAGAACACCGCCAGGGCGGTCACGAACACAAAGAAGGTCATCCAAGCGAAGCCAAGGACGAGTGCTGGCAGCAGGGCCACCCAAATCGGCATGTTCGGGATGAACACATAGGCCATGAACAGTATGATCTGTGCCACGACAGCGTAGAGTGTCAGAAACATTTTCAAAGCTCCGGCATGTCTGGGACGGCGGTTATGCGCCCTGTGTCCCGGTTGTAGGTCAGTACGTCTGCCTCGCCTGTGTCGCCAATTTCGCGGCACTTGAGGACACGCACTCGCAGGACATTCGGATTGTCGCCCTGCTGGTCCCGCTCAAGGGCAAGGACGTTGTCGCTTAGTTGCTCCAGGGACGCTGAACCCCGGAGGTCGTTAAGGGCCACTGAGGCCCCTTCATTGAAGCTCTTACCTTGCACACGCTTGAGATGGACGATGGCAACGACGCCAATGCCTGTCTCTTCAACGAGCGACCGCAGCTTGGTCATCAGGATGTCGATGTCCTTGCGCTCACCCTCGCTGCTACTCTCCAGCCCGCTTGTCACGATGCTGATATGGTCGAGGATGATGAAATCCACCTTGCGGACTGCGGCGAGGTAGTGAAGCTTGGACAGCAACTGCTTGCTCTCCAGCGAACCGAAATGGTCGTAGAAGTACATCCCGCCCCATACGGTCGCCTTCATGCCCTCCTCCCACTGCTCGCGGGTCAGGAGGTCCTTGTCGTGACGCAGACGGCCAAGGGGTACGTTGTTGTGAATTGCAACATAGCCCTGTGCCGTCTTGCTGTTGCGCTCTTCAAGGAAGACGTTGCCGATTGACAGCCCGTGAGCCGTGCGGAGATGGTAGGCAATCTCCCTGGCCCACGTTGACTTACCAATGCCGGACCCCGCAGTGATGAGCGTAAGCTCACCCTTACGGAGCCCTAAGAGTTTCTCTTGCAGCATTGGGTACGGCAGTTCGTAACCCTTACTTGCCTCTGCCATGACACTGTCCAATGTCATGTCCTCGCCAGACACAATGCCGTCTGGTTGCCATGCAGGGGCGTCCCAAAAGGCCCGCACGATAGCCCCAGGACCGTGCTTGACCAGCACGTCATTCGCGTCCTTCTCAGGAAGCGAAGCGATGCAGACGCGGCCCGCAGGGAGCATAGGGGCAATCTCTGACGCAGCCTTGCGACCAGCGTCATCCATGTCCAGCATCAGCACGATGCGGTCGAACTTGTTCAGCCAATCGTAGTGCTGCTCGACCGTTCGAACCGCAGAGGCCGCACCGTCCGGTAGGGACACTACGGGCCACTTGAGATCGAACGCTTGGGACACTGAGAGGGCGTCGAGTTCCCCCTCAGTGATGACCAAGTGTTTGCCGCCAGTGGACAGCCATTGGCCGTAAAGGGGCTTACGGCGTCCGTTGCCAAGCGTAGGGAAACTCTTGTCCGCCGTTCGCAGTTTCTGGCAGACACGAACCCGCTGCTGGTCGTAGTAGTTGGCAATCTGGCAGGGCTGGCCGTTGTACTCGCCAACTTGGTACTGCCAGTGCCGTAGGGTTGCTTCCTTCAAGGCCCTCTTTGGTAGGTCGCAGTAGTGCCCGTGGAGCGGGGACCACGCTTCGACCTTTGTAGGTGCTGGCTCGATGATTTCCACGTTCGACCTGTGACCTCTCTCGATTGCCTTGTCGCAGGAGAAGCAATACAGGTCGCCGTTGTCGTAACGGCTACCCGCATCGCTGCTCCCGCACGATGGACATGGTTCATGGTAGAGGAACTTGCGTTCAGCCCGCATAGACGTACTGCGCGTACTTACGGCCACAGTCATCGCGGTGCATGTCGGTGTAGATGTTAAAGCCCGCGTTGCGGATTTCGAAGATGCAAGCGGCGAGCCTGGAGATGCCGTACACGGCGTCGGCCTTTAGTGGAGTGATGTCCCCGTGCCGCAGCAGATGCGCCAGAACCGTCTTCGCCTGCGGCGTGATTGACAATGCGCGCTCCAAGCTTCCCTTGGCGGCGCGGAAGGTCGTCGGCTTTACGTAGTTGAGTTTCACCATCTTGCATCTCCTGTCTGAGGTCTGTTAGCCATGCGTTGGGTATGGTTCCGTTGGTGGACCATTTGAACCCGTGATCCTCTGCCCATTGGGCATAGGTAGTCTTTGAGCCCTTGTAGATCGGCTTTCGCGCGTCGGAGAACACGAAGCGGATGTCGAGATGCGGGTGGCTGTCACGAACCAATATGTACTTCTGACGCTCCTTAGCGCCGTTCTGACCAAACCAACCCTTAGCCTCGATGATGATTTTACCGCAGCGCCAATCGGGCAAATACTTGCCCTCTCGTGACGGCACGGTGTAGCGTAGCCAGCCGCCTTCGTACTCGTAGGAGATACCAGCGTCAGACAATTGCTGACTGACGCCGGTCTCCAGTTTGTTTCGACCGCGCGGCGCTAGCGCCAGCACTGGTCTACTCGCCATCCACTATCCCCATCTTCGAAGCAGCGTTACGCAATGCGTCGATGAACGTGGCCTCATGGTACTCAGCACGATACTTGGCAGCAGACCGAAGAACCCTGATGAGTGTGTGCATGTCCTCGGCAGAGAACGTGTCCTCATCGAGCCCTATAGCGACCGTGCGGAGCCTTTGCGGCCTCTGCACTACCGTGTCCTCCACCGTGTCAGGGTCGATCAGCCCATGCGCGCGGCACGGGCTAATCATCGGCTCCGGTGGGGGAGCGTATGGGTCGAGGGGCCAACCCATTAGAGGTCCAATGCGTCAGCGACCGTGTCAGTGGTCACGTTGTCGAACATGGCGTCATCGACCGTGAAGCCACCGTCCATGTCACCGAAGCCGTCCGCACCACCAGACATGCCGTTAGCAATCGACTTAACCTGAACGGCGTTGAGGTAGAGCGTCAGGCCGTGAACGGTTTCCTCACGGGTAACGGACTTGCCGTTCTCGACCATGCGAACCTTCTCGGTGGCGGTGTACTGACCGAAAGCGCCGCTGACGCGGATTTCGGAGCCGGGACCGACAATGATCCCCGGCGGGATCGGCTGCCGCTTGCTGTCCACCAGGAGGGGCTTGCGCTTGCTCTTGGCCTCAAAGCCCCAACCGGCAGATGATTTCTCTCCAGTGTCCTTGTTCTTGTTCAGGAACTCGCGGAGAGGAATTTTAACGTCCTTGGGGTCCACATTGGGAAACAGCTTCTTGGCTGCGTCCATAGCAGCCGCCTTGAACTGCTCAACACCAGCAGACGACAACACGACTTGGACCTTGTACTTGTTATCAGCGTAAGTGCCCTCAGTGTCCGGCGTGGACAGCTTAGGGAACCGTGCGGTGCCAAGTGGGGAAACAAACGGAATTGATGCCATAGTGATTAGTCCTCTTTTGTGGATGATTGACGCACGGTAATGGCCTTCTCAGCCTTCCTGTGCTGCTTCCAGAATAATCTCTTGTTGTAGGCTCGAAGGTGCTTTGCCCACTCTTTGCTGGTAGCGACCAGCCCCTTCCTCTTGTGGCTCATTATCTACCCAACAACTTGCAGAGGGCAGGTCCAGGTACAATGTAGTGTGCGCCGCGCAGAACCAGCGGTGTAGGCTGACCGGCTACGACGATACCAACTAGAGAGCCCTGTGCGTCGAACACTGGGCCACCAGAATTGCCGCCACCTACAGTGATGTCGAGGACGCGCAAAGATCCCCAGTGATAACCGCTGTCGGTGTATGGTGCGTCGTGGCGTGACGCCACCGTACCCTTAACGAGCAGTAACGGCTCACTGCGGGGGTAACCGGTGACGTACACCACCTCGCCTGCTTCCAGTTCACTGCACCGCAAGTGCGGCTTGGTCTTTGCGGAGACTGAGGGGGCTGTAAGGAGCGAAATGTCGTACTCCTTGCTTTCCCACATTGTCTCAGCCGCGTGCTTGGTGCCGTCGCTGGTTACTACGTTAAGGCTCTCCTTTTGGACAACAGCAGTGGTGACGTGAGCCGCCGTGACGACGACGCCATCAGACAATATGACACCAGAGCCGTGTCCTGTTTCAGAGATGTTGACGCGGACAGTCGCAGCCAGCATGTCAGCTTTACTGATAGTGTCCATCGTCATAACGCCGAATACCCCAGCGGCAGCGGCGGCTGCGGCCAGGGTGACAAGTCCGATTGATCTGATAATGGGTTTCTCCTGTGCTTACACTCCGCACGATCCCCCGTGTCCGGTGATTGAGCAGATGTCGTGGGCCTCTACACCCTCTTCAAACTCAGTACCAAGTTCTTTCATGGCCTCCTTATACGGCACGCTTGTCAGCGGTTGACCACCGCGCGACCCATCTGGATAAACCGTGAAGCCACGCAAACGATGAGCGTAGGATGCCAGCGTCTTCGCGAAGGGTTTAACGGTGTCCTCGTTGTTCAGCTTACTGCCCCACGCAGGCAGATTGATTGTGCTTGAGATGGACATATCGACATAATCCTGAATGTCCGCTTGGAACTTAATGCGCCGTTCAGGCTCAGCCGCTAGGTCGATGGCACTCTCAATTTTGGTGGGATCGACGCCATAGAGGTCGACCAGTTCTCTCGCGGCGCTGTCGACGACGTATTGATAGTGCCACTTCTTGTTCTTGAGGTAGCGCCTCTTATAGGCGACAGCGAACAGCGGCTCGATACCCGTAGTCGTACCGGCTAGGATGCCGATAGTTCCTGTCGGTGCAATCGCACGCACCGCTACAGGGCGGCTGACGCTGAACAGATCAGCGTAGTACCGTGCAGCGTAGTCGCTCTCACCCTTGTATACAGACAGCCAGCGGTGCAGTT